ATTACCCGCTATAAATCAAATCCTGTCGTCATGTGGTCAGGCTCCTGTAACCACGTTGGACACAACCAACCCAGACGTTGCGATTGCATACGATACGTTGCTACAGGTGAACAGAGAGGTTCAAGCTGAAGGCTGGACTTTCAATAAAGAGAACCACGTTGAATTTCAACCAGACGATGATAACGGTTACATAACTATACCTAATAATATAATACAATTAAAGCTAACAGAAAATGCAGCTAATATAGAATATGATGCTGTTCGCAGAAATGGTAGACTATACGATAAAGCACACCATACAGATAAATGGACTGAAGATACTATAGAGTGTGATGTTATATATGAATTTGATTGGGTAGATATACCTCAACCAATACAAGACTTTATAACAGCCAGAGCTGCTGCTATAGTATCACAGAGAATAGTAGGAGATAATGGTCAATACCAAATGCTCCAACAACAAGAAGCATACCTAAGAGCACTAGCTTTAGAGTATGAAACACAACAAGGTCAGTATACATTCTTTGGTCATCCACAAGGTCAAACAAATTACTATCAAGGTTATCAACCATTCCAAGCACTTAAAAGATAATGGCAGCAATTACTCAACGAGTGAGTAACTATCTAGGGGGAGTCTCAAAACAAACCGATGATAAGAAGTTACCGAACCAAGTAAGAGAATGCCTAAATGGATATCCTGATCCTACCTTTGGTCTCACCAAGAGACCGGGTTTTAAATGGATAAAGAATTTAGGTACGGGAACTACTTATGATAATTGTAAGTGGTTCTATATGCATAGAGATGATGATGAGAAATATGTAGGCTGTATTAAACCTGCTTCAGGAGGTGGTACAGGAGATATAGATATATGGAATGCTACTAGTGGCGTAGCCTGTACTGTTACTTACGGTTCAGGAGCACAAGCATACTTAACTGGAACTAGAGATAATTATAGTATATTAACTGTACAAGATACATCTATTATAACTAACAACTTACATACAGTTACAACTATAACTGCTCCAACTTATAAACCAAAAGCTAGAGCTACCTTAATATTAACTGGTAGTCCAGTTGGTAAGTATAATGTTACTATTACTGATACTGATGGTAGTAATTCTGGTAGTATATCAGAGTATGATTCACCAACTAGTGCTACTTATGATACATTACTAACTGAATTACAAAGTAGAATTAATGGTTTAAGTATATCAAATTTAGTTGTTACAAAATACGATGACTGCTTACACTTAGTCAGGAATAGTGGAAATACTGAATTTAAAATAACTGTTTCTGGTGGAGTAACTAATGATAAATTAAGTGTAGTACAAGATCAAGTTGATAATGTAGGACAATTACCATTCAACTCTTTACATGATCGTATCATTAAGATTATTAATACTGAATCAGTTAATGATTCCTACTTTGCTAAATTTGTAGCAGAAGATGGAGTATCAGGAAGAGGTTATTGGGCAGAGACTATAGATCCTCAAGTATCTACAGGATTAGTTGATACCACTATGCCACATGAATTAGTTAATCCTAGTGCTAATACTTTTGAGTTTCGTAAAATAGCGTGGACAGCTAGACAAGTAGGAGATGATAAAACTAATTCACATCCTAGTTTTGTTGGCTCTAAAATAGAACAAGCATTTTTCCATGATAATAGACTTGGATTCTTATCTGGAGATAACGTATCATTAAGTCAAACTTCGGATTTCTATAACTTGTATCATATGTCTGCTCAGACAGTTACAGATGCAGATCCAGTAGATTTGAATTGTTCATCAATTAAACCAGCTTCACTCCATGGTGTTATTCCTACTACACAGGGTTTAGTTTTATTTAGTAAGACTCAACAGTTCCTTATGAGTGCTGGTGGAGCAGTCCTGACACCATCTACTACTACGATTAAGACAATCTCTAACTATGAGATGGATACAAAAGTAGATCCTGTAGATATGGGTACTAATATTAATTTTATTAGTAAAACTCCAGCTTATACTAGAATATTTGGGATGATCACTCGTGGTCAAAACGAAAACCCTCAAGTATTAGACATTGGAAAAGTTGTTAATGAGTGGATACCTGAGACAATAGATACGTTTATTGCTAGCCCACAGAATCAATTACTTGCTTTGTCTAGTCAATCAGATGATAAAGTTTATTTCTATAGAACATACAGTGATGGTAAAGATACCTTATTAGAAGCATGGTTTAATTGGCAGTTGATGGGTACCGTACAAGGTATGGCTCTTGATTCAGATGAAATGTTTGCTGTCACTAAACAAGGTGGTCAGTTTACATTAAGTGTAGCTAGTTTAAGTCAAAGTCCATCAGACGCTATTATTGTTAATAATGCTGGTGACAGAATTAATCCTTGTATGGATTTATACACTACAGCTAGTAATGCAGCTGGTAATAATAAAGTAGATTATGATGCTACTGGTATAGGATTTTCTAAGTGTTATATACCATGGAATAATGTTACAGGATTAACTCCTGTTATTGTTATTAAGGGTACAACAGCTACTGGACAGTTTACTGAATCTGGATTTACTATTACACCTACTGTAGTTACAAATGATGGTGATCCCTACTTTAAAGTAATGGGTGAAGATTTTACAAGTATAGAAGATGATGTAATAGTCGGATGGAAGTATGATCTAGATGTTATATTACCTAAGACGTATGTTAGAACTGATCAAGGCCAGAAACAAACAGATTTTACTGCTACTTTAACTATAGCTAGAATGAAATTTTCTGTAGGTCTATCTGGTGTTATGGGTTTCAAACTAAAATCTACAGGTGTCAGACAGGGTAAGAAAGAGTATACTGGAGATAACTCTACTACTGTATTTAACTGGGTCAAAGAAGATATAGATTATATAGATAAAGATCAGATCAAAGTTAAATTAGATGGAGTTGTTACTACAGCATTTACTGTATCAGGTGATACTCAAGTTACTATGAATACTGCTCCGGGTACAGGAGTAAAGATATTAATATATCTAGATGAATGGTATAACCTTAATCCTACACAGATGGCTGATACTTATCTAGCTAATGATATAGCATTAAGTGAGCAATCACTATTTACTATACCTATCCATCAAAAATCGAATAACTTCCAATTGAGGATATTTAATGATTCACCATTCCCTGTGTCTTTAAATTCAATGATGTGGGAAGGTAATTATTCACCGAGATTTTATAAGAGGTTTTAAAATATGATGATGAATGAATTTGGTGTTCCAGCTAATGAACACGAAATGAGTATGATGAAGCCACACGAAAAGGTGATGGCTGAATCTGGTGTAGAAAGTCATTGGAATCCGTTTGCTGTAGCTGCAGCTGTAGGAGCTGTTGGTTCTTTTATCGGAGGTAGCAAGTCAGCATCAGCTGCTAAGAAACAAGCTAACCTACAGAACGAAGCTACTGAGAGACAGTTTCAGTACGACAACAAAGCGTACGATATGACTAAAGAGCAGATGCAAGCTAAACATGCATTTGCTATTAAAGAGACTGCTCTTAAAAGAAAGAATGAAAAGAATGTAGCTGACTATAGAGATGCTGTAAATCAAGCTAATTATCAGCAGCAGTTGATGATTAGAAATAGAGAACAAGCATCTTTAGAAGCTCAGTTTCAAAAATCTAATGAGTTATATGCTCTTCAAACAGGGTACAATGAGGTAGTAGCTAATAAAGCTGCACAAGATGAATGGAGAAAATTAGACGAAATAAATACTGAAGCTGCTTTCAGTGCTCAAGAACAGAGACTCAAGAATCTACAAGCTGAAGGTCAGATTAGAGCAAAAGGTCAAGCTGGTAGATCAGTAGCTAAAACACATCAATCTGCTGCCGCTAACTATGGTCAGATGATTGCGGCTTTAAATGAAGGTTTGGCTAGTGCGGGTAGAGCTACTACATCAGCATTAGAGACAATAAAACATGATAAGTTTTCTGCGGATTTAGCAGCTTATGCAAATAAGATGGAAGATCCCGGTCAATTACCAATGCCTGTTCAACCTATACCAAGTATCGTTACTGAGTATTTAGATCCTATGGCACTAGAAGACTTCCACTTTGGGCCACGGCCTGTTAAGGGTGCTCAGGTGTCTGCAAGTGCAGCAGCAAGTGCAGCATGGGGTGCAGCAATACCAAGTATCGCTGGAGCCATTTCAGGTGGATTTAATGCTTATGGCATGAAGCAATGATGGATCTTGGTCAAACTAACTAACTAATTATGGGACTATACACTAGACACGGCTCCCAAGGGGGCAAGTTTAAAAGAGGAGACTTCGGTGATCTTGGCTTACGAGCCTTTGCAACAGCAAGAGAACGAGAGAAGCGAGCAGCTCAAGAACAACTACAACAACAAAATAGATATAGCGAACAACATCTTCGACAGCTGGAAGGTTCTGGTGCTAAAGAAATAGCACATAATAGAATGCTTCAAGGATTAGAAGAAGATGTAGGTGGACTTGCTCTCCAAAATACTAAGTTAAGAGGTAAGAGAGAGGTAGAAGAAATATTGGGTAGAGCTAAGGAAGCTGAGAAATCTTCTGAATTCTGGAAGAATTTCTCTACTACTTATTCTAAACAATACGCTAAGGCTGCTGGTGAACTGCATGATTTTGCTACAGAAATCCAGCACCAGAATCAAATGGATGCTTGGAGAAAGAATCCTGAAGCTCAGAAAGCTTTTAATAATTTTGGACACTTAAATGAATTAACTAATAAGAACCTTTTAATTGATTCATATAAAGGTCTGAGAGATAAGGGTATCCCTTCAGAAGATGCTAGATCTATGGTAATAGCTCAGTATTCTGATTTAGGTCTTAGGATGAACCATAAGACTAAGATGGCGTTAGCTAACATGGTTCTTAAGAAGTGGTCGGCACAAGAAGCTTTAATAAAAGAAGAAGCGAAAAAAGCTGAGATACCATGGAAAGCTGAGAATATATCTGAACTCTATAAATTAAGAGCATATGAACTGCTAAAAGAATATGGAATTTCTCCTACATCTATAGCTGGTAGACACTTATTAAATGGGATATATGATAAATCATTTGATAAAAGTGAAGAAGCAAATAAAGCTGATATCGCTTCAAGTCATTTAGATCTTTTTAATAGACAAAAGACTCAAGCTAAAAATTTAATAAAAGGAATAAAATATTCAAAAGGAGAAGATGGTAGAATAGTAGCAAGCGGTGATTCAGTTGGTAATTTTGTTTCTGCTTGGAATCAGATGGTAATACATTACGCTACTATGTACAAAACAGACAGCAGTGGTAATGTTATAGAACCTAAGTATGGTGCTAAACCTAATATTAGTTTAGCTCATCAGGTTCTTGGAGAAGAGTTTATAAAAGCAGGTTACTTTAACTCTTGGGATCAGATAGAAAATCATCTAATTAATATACCTATACCAGATGAAAAAGATCCATATAAAGTTGTTGAAGTTGGTGAAGAAACTACTATCAGTTTTAAAGAAGGCGGAGCTTGGGGTAAAAAGCAACCAGTTCATCGTGATGTTTTTCTAAAGACATATAAAGAGTATAAAGCAGATCAGGCTACGAAATCAAAAGCAGCATTAGAAGCTGAAGATATTCAAGCTATGTTAGATCTTAATGAAAGATATAATAACTTAGACCCAAGTGATCCTAATTACTTCAATGCAAAAGATCCAGAACATATACAGAAAGCATTAATAACATACGACGGAAAAGACAAAACTACTAAGATGCTGCGTGATTTCCAGATATTTAATCAGTTTGATAAAGATTCAAATGTAGTTAATCGGAATCTAACAGCATTATGGAAAGATGCTGATCTTCCAAATTTAACAGAATATATCCAGCACTTAGATGGTGATGAAAAAGAGAAATGGATTTCCATAAAAAACCAACTTGCATTACTTGATAGAATTGGTCTAAATAAAAGCGGTATAACAGCACAGGTAACTAAATATTTACATATGATTGTAAATGATGAAAGTGTTAAAAAAGATCTTTCTTTATATGCTGATACAAGAGGTGATATAAAACAAGAAATATTAAACCAACTATCTATAATTGAATCTGATCCAACACTATCGAAACTAGGAGACCAAGCTAAATGGGTAGAGATAGATAAAAGGATAAAAGATCAGATGGAGCTAGATGGTCAAGGTAGAAAAGATTTAGATGGTAATACCTATAGAGGTTATGGAATCTTCAGAAGAAGAGGTGAGAAACTTCAAACTAAATTCTTAGCTTGGGATCATGATGAAGGTACTGGAGCATCTCTTGATCAAATTAAAGATAAACTTAAAGAGAAAGCAGATTGGAATACAATGTTTTTACAAATCTCTACTAAAGGTGGTGTAATACAAGTAGGAGATACTTCTCTGCCTGTTATTCCTCTTGACGAAGCTGATGCACTCATAAGAGCTGTTGATGGTGGATATCCTATTCCTTTTAACGCAACTATTAAATGGCTTGCTGAAGAACAACCTGCTAGATTAGACGGCAAACCTCTTTTAACAGAAAGAGAGATAACTAACTTAATCTTAAAAGGTCTAGGTGTAAAAAAAGAGGTACCACAAGGAAGTAGAGAATTTGCAGATTATATTATTAATAAACCTGCTCCAAGTACGGATGAGGAAGAGTTACCTAATCGTAATCCTTTACCAAAATTAGATCGAGTAAGTGGTAATCCGGGTGAAAGGAAACCGAAAACTTGGGCTGAACCACAACTCAAACGTGAAGATGAAATAAGTTTTAATGGTATAGAAAGGTATAGTACAGCAAACAGAGTAGCTTGTAGTGTATATGCTCAGTGTGTGCGATCAGGTCTTGTGGCAGCTGGACACAATGCACAAAGAGATAAATGGACTGAAGATCGTCAATTAAGACAGCAATTCTTAACTACTTAATATTATGGCAATAAACAATGAATTAACCTCTATAGACGAGAAGGAGGATGAAACTCTCGTAGCTGAACTACAGCCACTTTCTGCCACAGACCAAGCTACTAGTACATTTAGTGGTGATACTACTGTACCTACAGAGAATACTAGCCCTCCAGCTGGACAGTTCCAAGGTAAAGGAGGTAAAGGTACTACTAGTATCGTTGATTTATCTGATAAAGCTAATAGCGATCAGATGTGGAAGGAGTACGAACAATGGAAAAGTATAGGTAGGTCTCCAAATCCACGGATGTCTTTACTTACAACTGGTTCTATCTGGGAAAAGAATCCAGAATTAACTCAACAAAGAGAAGCAGCTAGAGATCTATGGTATCAGAAATACTATGGTATGTCTCCTACACAATACGAGCAATTAAAAGATGAACAATCAGCACAGTATGAAGGGTTATCTGGTCTAGATAATACTTTCAGAAATCTAACTGATATGAGTATGGGAGCTACTACTGATTTTGTTATGGATGCTGTAGGAGTTCTACCCGGAGGTGGTGCTCTAGATAACCTCTACGATAAGAGAACAAGATCTAGATCTGGTTTTATGCAAGGTGTTAGAAAGATGTTATCAGTTGTAGTACCATCTATGCTGTCAGGTTCTTTTCTTAAAACTAAGACAGGCCAACTACCTGTAGATATGGCTAATTGGAAAAAGAAAGCTATAACTATGGGAGCATTCACTGCTTCAGAAGTAGGAGTAATTGGTCTTAGTGATGTAGGTGAAGATCATAATGCAATGAGAGCACTAGTAGATTTTTTCCCCGGTGTATTTGGTCCTGAAGGCTGGGTACCTCTTCCTAATGCTATAGTCACTTTAGATAGTGATAGTAGATTAGTTAGGAAGTATAAGAACATGTTCGATACTGGTGGTCTTAGTTTCATAGGTCATATACTAGGAGCCTTTGTACAGATTAAAGGTGGTAAGAAGACAATGCAATGGATGGACCCATTAGATGATGCAGCTGCTAAATATAAACAAGCAGCAGTTGTTGAGTCAGCTGACATTGATAAACTTCTTAAAATTCAAGAAATTGATACTCAGTTAGCTCTAGGTAGTGATAATATATCTAGTAAAGTTCAAGCTTCATTAATTGATGAAAGAATGCGGTTAATGAGTGAATTGGATAATGTAGATGATCTTGATGCTGCATTAGATCAATTAGATAATAGTGTTGATAATGAAACTAATATAGCTGCTCTTAATAAACTACAACAAGGAACAGATCCTAACGTATTTGACCCTGATATAACGCCTGTATTGGACGAAGCAGGTAATGCTAGACTATCCGTACCTCCGGGGAATGTAGCCCGTAATATGGCTGATGTAGCCGCTGGTAAACTTGGTGGTGGTGCTGGTAATAATGCACCTATTATAACTGAAGCTATGAGAGCTAAAGGTTTAATGGTTGGTAGTACCTCTAGAGATGCTATCATGGGTGTAGCTGAACAGGCTAGAGATACAGGTAGATTCAATGCTTTAGTAGATGGATTTAGATTTACAAATGAGCAGATGAATGAGACTGCATGGGCTATTTACAAAGATATTGTAAACCCTGAATTAGGTCTAGAAGATATGAAGGCATTATTTGCAGAGAATAAAGATATTAAAAATTTACTTCTAGGTAGATTCCAAGTTGAATATATCAATGAAGAGCAGGCTAGAGCAGCAGCATTTGCTATGAGAGATCTAGCAGATAGATTCTTAGGTAGAAAGATAGCCGAGTCTTCTGCTAGAGTTATGGATACTTTAGGAAGAGAAGCAGCTACTATTGCTGAAGCTGTTCAAGGGTTAGAAGGTTTTGTAGATAATCCTAGAGCAATGGATCTTATTATTGATAAGATGCTATTCTTGATGGATGAGTATGCTTTGAATAAGTATATATCTGGTTGGAGTTTAAGAAATAAGAACTATTTCGATGCTATACCTCAAGATAGAAATATTGGAGAAGTTATAGAAACTTTAACTAATGAATTTAAAACTGCTGAGAATTCTATTCATGCTAAGAATCTTAAGTTCACTGAAGAACTAAAGAGATTAGCTGATGAAAATCCTATGGCAATGCGTCCACTAATTGATGCATTTGCTCATACTGATGGAGATGTAGATAGTTTAGCTAAGTTAATGAAATGGGCTG